AGCAACTAGATCGCCCCGCCTTGTTCGTGGTTTGAGTCACACACCCTTAATTGGTAACTTCCCTGTTTGGATCACTGGTTTCCTGCAAAGCACTTACGGTGCATACCGAATAGCCTATGAAGACATGCGTAGCGGAAACTCAGTCCTGCGTAGGTCAGGCCAGTTTAGAGCTCTTCGGATGATGAGTGTAAACGTAATGATACCAGCCCTCATAGACATGATGATCTCATTGCTTTACGACGATGATGAAGAGGAAAGTATCAGGAACTTACTTCCTGAGTGGAGTAAAAACCACACAATAATTCCTATTCCGTTTGGCGATACCTTGCAAATATTCGATGTAACCCAATCATTACCTCACGTGATGGGTTTTGATGCTTTGAGAACAGCTTTTCGGGAAGGTCCAAAAGCTGCCTTTGCTGAATTTCTTAGTCCGTATATTGATGAAGACATTTTCTTCAAGAGCGTCATTGATGCTTATAACGGTACCAATGAGTGGGGCAAGGAAATATACTCACCATTAGATTCGACATCAGATAAGTTACTTAAAGGAATAGAATATGTAACTATCGGTGGTAGGGGTAAAGACGGGGACTTCTCATTGATAGACAGAGACTGGAGAGGGCCGCTGGTCCCCGGCACAGTCGCTGAAATGAGAAGGACTTACGAGCTCATTGACGGTGGTAATCCACGCAGCTCCATCAAGAGGACTGGATTTGGACAGCTGGGTAGGTACTTTGTCGGGAGTGAGATTATGCAGATAAACGTGCCTAATCAACTCACTAATAAATTCAGTCAGTATAAGAAGAAGATGGACGTTTACACATCCAGCTTACGTAGATCTGGTTACAGTGACTCGTCTAGCGAATTTAAGAAGGAACTTAAAAGGTTCCGTGAGGAGGAAGCACTTCTGCACAAAGAGATGCTTTCTTTGATCAACGGTGCCAGAATGATGGGCATGTCAGATTCTGAGATTGCAGCTAAGCTAAGAGAGTATAATGCAACTAAGGCAGATGTGAGCTATTGGCTATCTGGTTCTTCAAGGCGTTACATACCAGGGGAGGATACTCTTCGTTCGATTTACGGTTCTGATGACGGCGAAGAAAAGTATAAAGCCTTAATAAAAAGAGGTGATCGAAATGAGTAAGCGAAAGCAAAGAAAGCTAGATAAGTGGGGTTACTACTTAAACTCGGAGGATACTACCGAGGCTAGAGCTCATGGTTTTGAGCCAAAGAACGTAGAGAGAGTTGATAGGAAAGAGACCAAGAGGGATTATCGTTTAGACAAAACAGCACAGAAAACGGAGCTCTTAAAGGCTAAGGGCACTCGCTTAAAGTGGCTTGTAATACTTATTGGCCTGATAATGATGGGTTTTGGTGCGTTCAAAGCAGGCATATTTGGAGGTTAAAATGGAAAACATAAAAGCAGTATTGATGGATTTTCTTAAGTCTTTGAAGTCTAAGAGAGTGGTTTCAGGTTTGCTGACCATCCTGTTCATGGCGGCATGGAACTTTTTTAATTTAGAGCAATATGGAATTACTGAAGAGGCGGTTAGTAACCTAGTGATTACAGTTACTGGCCTAATAGTAGCCGACAGTATCTCCAGCGTAAATCCCGATAAAGTACGGGAGTAAGCAATGTCGGACGAGGTAGTCAAAGAATTGCAGAAAGTTAGCCGTGATCTAGTGAAGCTTGAGAGTCGTGTTGATAATCTACAGCAGACTATCCAGACAGAACTACAGCCATTAAATCGTTTATTCCAAGGTAATGGGAAGCCGAGCCTAGAAGCTCGGCTGTACCATGTAGAGCATGAAGTAAAGGAGCAGAGCCAGACAACTAGCTGGGCATTCAAGACTGCGTTAGGAGCAGCTCTAGGGGCCTTAGTGACGGTCGTACTGTCTCTGGTAAAAGCATGAGAATACGTTACATAATCCCAAAGACCCGTAAAAGGGCTATGATCCGTACCAGCAGCACTGAAGTAGCTTGCCTGCTAAAGAAAGTCTTAGAGGACGCTGGTTATGAAGAGACTGGTCTTGCTGGTATGGTGAAGCACATCTTGTTCTGGTGGACCAAGAAAAAATGAATAGCTCTTACGCAGAAATAATGCGTGAGGCTTTGGAAAAATACGGGTTAATTGAAAGCAGGGAGCTCTCGGAGAAACCGGAGTTTAAGGACTGGCCTTTCTTAAGGATAAGGCAGACTAGGAACAACGTGGTGAACTCTTCACGGCTCTCAAAGTGGGTAAGGAAGAACCCTAAAAAAAGGATGATGGCACAAGTAAAATCCAGGTGTAAGCGAAAGAACATCTTCTTTGATCTAGTACCAGAGGATGTAGAGATACCTACCCACTGCCCTGTTTTCGGAATCCCGCTAGATAAGAGGGATGCCGACCATCATCCATCCCTTGATAGGTTCGACAACTCCAAAGGCTACACCAAGGACAACATCAACGTGATCAGCTTTAGGGCAAATCATTTAAAGAATGATGCCACCACTGAAGAGATCAGGGCGCTTTCTATTTGGATGCAAGATCAAGAAGATCTTCGCTCATAGGTACAAACTGTACATGCTCTTTGTCTACCTTGTAAGCAGTCTGCACGTACCCTTCACCATATCGTTTGTCGGGCATCCTGAACTCTTGCCAGTGCTCTCTGGTGCTGGCATAGATTACCGCTGCGTGTGACATGTCATTGTCAATGTTGATGTACGCATACGGCTTTGGTTTAGAGTAGTCGAAGCTTTTCTTAGCGCAAACAAAAATGTCCTGATACGGAAAATCGTCACGGCTCGTCCATGAAAGCTTTTTACGATGCTTCACTTCAATTTTAATATTGATGTAAAGATCACCACCATCGACGTAATCGTTCCGAATCCCGTTATCAGGACACTCTTCGGAGTAATTAACTGTTGGGCTGAACCCGTTCTGAAACAGAGCTTTCGCTACTGTCCAGACTGCCTCCCGGCTTTCCCGCAAGTGCGTCCTGAATTTTTGCAGACTCATTGATCGCAAGTTCCTTGAGGTTCATCCCAACTCTAAATGCCAGATCAAAATCGTTAAAGTCGAAGATGTAAACATCCTCCGAATTAACAGGCTTAAAAGTTACTCTGGCTTTGTTATCCATCAAGTACACGTTAGACGAGTGTACGTTGTAATGCCGTGTAAAAGGCCCTTCCTTAAATCTCTCTTCCACTAGAGATCCTCCGTTTTAGTTATGAAAATAGGGGTGTCTTCACCAATATAGCCACCCCTGATGTTGTAAGTATAATGCTCCCAAGCGTCTTCGTAGCTCATGTCGCTGTTATCTACCAGCTGATTGATAATAGCTGGTAAGTCATACACGACAGATGTCGCTACGTTAAAACCTTCAGCAATGCCGACAATACAGTCGTCGAACTCAGGGTAGATCTTGAGGTCAGGGTCAAAAGAAGCGATGACATCACGTTTCTCTTTCCCTAAATCTTTTTTCGTATTCTTCGTAGTCATACTCATCATGCCCTTCCGTGGTAGATGGCTCACCTGTCCCATTGCAAGCACTGCAAGTAAACGTATTTGCTGCACCTGGGGGTGGGCCGAACGGGCAACATCCAGTCCCGTCACAAACACTACAAATGATGCTCATTATTATAACTCCTAACTTGATAAATAAAGAAAATAAGTACTACTACAAACAAAAAAAACACCATGGGTGTTCGGAATAGAAAGTTGGCTAGCTCAGGCATCTTCTTGTTCCGTACCGACAGGGCCTTTTATTGCACAGTGTGCCCGAAGGCGATCAGCCTCCATCGCAATCCTGTAAGCTTCCTCTAAGTTTTCAATGGCCTTGCGGAGATCGTCGGAGCGAAGATTGCCTTCACCAGCCTTGCGTCCCCCACGGCAGATATATTTAGTGGCGTTGCCAGTAAAGTAATCCAGCTGCCAGTCTTTAATTACGTCCCAAGGCTGGATAGTAAAGTCATAGTGATCAGGCTTCCTTGGACGAAGTGTAGTCGTTGATGATCTCACAAAAATCTCCTGTGTCTTCTAGGTAAATAGTAAGTAGAAATGGTTTTCCGTTTTTCTTGTGCACCACAACAGGAACGTCGTGGTACTTTTTGTCGCTCTCAGCCTGTTCAATGGCTTTGTAGATGTTCAAGCGCTCCACACCCTTTATCTCAAAGTGGGTCTTTGGGATATCCGTAATAAGGTCTGCATCACCCGCCTCCCCACAATACTGTTGGGATCGTCTGGCTGAGCACCCAAGGATTCTTTGAAGCTCCTTGGCGGCCTGTAGTTCGATCCGCTTGCCTTTTCGCCTACTGTTAGTCATCTAATAGGTACTCCTTCCAATTACAATCTGTAATGACGGTACGCACACTAGCGTACCGTTCGATGTTACCGACATACCGTTTAGCTCTTTCCTCGTCACTCCAGCTCTCCTTGATCTGTGCTGATACACGCCGAATACGCTCTTCCATAATCTCTTCGGCTCTCTTGTCATTGAAACGCAGCATCTCGGCAGCCCAATCCTCTTCCGGACGAAATGCCTCATCTGCTTTTAGATACCATTCCTTGGCTCTGCTATTTCTTTTCATTATCCATAAAACCGTTGTTCTGAAGGGTTGAACTCAATATGTATTAATTGCTTCCTAATGGGACCATTACGTCTTTTAACAATATGTATGTCGTACCTCTTCGGGTTGCTTGAATTAGCGACCTTCAAGTGCGACCAACAAAACATAATCAAATCAGCATCTTGTTCTAGCTGGCCCGACTCACGTAGATCAGATCCCTGAAAAGATTCTTTATCCCGTT